CTGAAACTGAAATGCCCGTACCCGCAGCGGCGGAAGTAACACCTGTATTGGTAACAGATACTGCTCCAGTTGCAGATGTATTAGTAGATAATCCTGAACTAGATGTAAAAGAAGTTACTACTGCCGCTGAATTCCAAGTTGTACCATTAGACTGAAGTACATTACCACTTGTACCAGGGGCTACAAATTGAACTGCTGAAGTACCATTACCAAGAATTACATTATTTGCAGTTAAACTAGTTTGGCCCGTACCACCGTAACCCGCAGGCAGACCACCAGAACCCCATTGGACATTGTTAGGCATAAAGGCATAACCCGCCCAGTTGCCAGTAGCAGTGGAATTAGATTTTGAATAAAAATACCCCGCAGCACCGTTAACTGCTGTAGCTAATGTATTACCACCACTATCTTGAACTGTTATGTTACCCGTAGAGTCATTGTCGATAATATACGCCGTACCTGTAGGAATGGTTGTCTCATCGGGTAATTTAACTGTTTGGGTATTAGTGCCAGTAAAATTTTGTAAGTATGTTGCGGTTGCAGTTAATGTAGTTGTACCGCCCGTTGTTGCTACTGCAGTATATCCAGGTGATAAATTATTAACTGCTACGTTTTTATTAACGTCACCATAAATAGCTCGTTCTGTAGGATAAGTACTGAATACAGTAAGTGTATCGCTTGTACTAAAACTAACTAAAGATCCACTATTAGATGAAGAAAGTACTGTAGTTCTTGATAAAGTATTAGGCGTACCCGATGTAACGGTACCAATACCCACTTCCCACGAGTATGAGGTTGAATCGTAGATAGCGTAATAAGTAGTGTTGCCACTACCTATAGCACCAACAAAAGATTGGTACCCATTATTTGCGCCCGCAAGGTTAACGGAACCCGTACCCGTAGATACGGTCCCAGTCTCTAGGACTCGATCCGCAACAACTAAAGCCATTTAAGACTCCTTATTAGGAAGTAGCAGTTGTACTGTATGTAACGCTTACTGTATCACCAGCTGTTGTTGCTTTAGCCGTACCAAAGTTACCTTCAGAATATAAAGTGCCACTTGTGTTACCTTGTGTACTTGAAGCACCTGTACCTGTAACTAAGAAGCATCCATAAACTGTACCGCCAGAGCCTGTAATTGTATATACAACCGCTGTCGCCGTTGAAGATGTTACGTTGGATGGTGTAGAGCCTGTACTTGTAGAAGAGGCAAAAACTGCCGTCCCACGAACTGCGGATCCACTAACTGTATAGGCAGTAAACTCTTTGGATGGCACAATGGTGCTCATAGTATCTGTTGCCGCAGGTGTAACACTTGTGTTAAGAAGTCCAAGGTACGGACCAACAACCGAGTAAGAAGAGCCTCTCATTAAGGTATCTAGCATTAACTGTTTACCAACAGCAACAACTAAATTAGGGCATTCTTCTTCCCATTTAATATTGCCATCTTTATCGCGGCAAACAACATGATACCAGCCTTCTATACCCATCCCGGCTGGTGCTTGTACATTAGATTGCATTGTAACAACTATGTTGTCACCAAAGCTTGAAATTTCATTGCTCATTTTAACTCCTTAAGAAATTGTGATAACAGCAGTTGTTGAAGTTGCCGCTGGCCAAGTTATAGTAAAATTACTCATCGTAATATCATTACCAAAATTTAGAACAGCAACGGAATTACCCGTTGTTGCATTATATATTAACGCTCCTCTTGCAGTAATAGTTGCGCCTGTCCAAATTACATTTGCAAAATACGGAAAAGCAACATTATTTGTTAAATCTATGCCAGGATTTTGGGTAATTGTGATGGCATTTCCACCAGCCGTATATCCCGTAGCTACAACTTCGTTAGCCGTACCTGCATAAGTCGCTGTTGTATTATTTAATGTAGTTAAAGCCGTGTAAAGCGCTACCTTATACGTATAAGGAGAAGTCGTTGTAAAGTTAACCAAACCGCTCAAGCAGTCTGATTTAAACTGAGTTGTTTGGGTTTGGACGATCATACAGCTGCATTACCTCTAATATTTGTATTGAGCTTAGTTTGACCATCACGGTACGCATCACCTCTTTCAAGGCCATCGCCAAGGCGTTTAGCAAGTTGAAGAGCTTCAGAGTACTTAGTCTCATAATAAGTCACCAAGTCTTGCTCGCCCTTCATAAATAGCATAGCTTCACGCATAGCACCATAAAGAAGCACTGGATCAAAGTTGTCACCCAACCAACTTGTGCCAGTGGAATTATTTACTGCATTTACAGTAATGGAAAACCCTGACCCCGAACTTCCAAGATTAGATGAAGATACGCTTAAAGTGTCTCCAGCGGCATAGAAATTACCACCATTTTGTAAAGTAACAGACGTAACCGCGCCACTAGGACCAACGATAAAGTCCCCATATGCGCTTGCGCCAGAACCTCCAGTAAAAGCCATATTTTGATATAGCCCCGGAACATACCCACTGCCCGCTGTAAATGTTGTGTTAAGGGTAGTAATAATACCCTGCACAATTGAAGGAGGGTAAAAAAAGTAATGTAATTCTACATTGTATGACTGATCTGGGGTTGGACCAATAATACAAGATAATTCGTTTGCTACACTAAAGTTAGGCCCAAACATTGCATAATATTTTGGGGTTCCAGTAGCAGTTGGATTGGGATAGGCTTCACGGATAAAGTTTACGTCTTTATTAAGCAAGTACGTAAAAGGTACAGTTGTGTAGTCAGATGTATAAATTGCTATGGAATATGTTGATAGCCAATCTAAAGGCAAAGATAAATATTGATTGCCGCCAGTTAGCGTACCAGTTACGTTTTTACGTAAGGATGGAAAATTAATCGTGTTATACACACGCTCTTCGCACTGCTGCACGAATATTGGAATATTTGCAAGAAACAAAGACTCCGTATTCTCAGCATACGCTTGGATCGTGTTGTATAACGTCTCGTAATTCACGCCATTGGTCCTCTAGCTGTTCTGCCTTTAGTAGCCGCACCATTTCCACGAGTTTCAATACCTGTATTTTTAGGACCGTTTGTAATATTGCCTAAACTTACGCGTCTTGCGGGCATGCCGCCAGGAGTAGATTCGTCTGCACGCATTGTATTTGGATCAGTGGCATAATGGACAGCCTCTTGCCCATTAATAACATCACCTTTCATACTATGTGCTTGAGCATAAGTAGATGCAGGACCTACTTCTTTGCCGCCTTGCTTCATACTAAATTTAGCCATTATCCACCTCTTTGGTTATTAGCGCGGGCCATGTTACGACCTACAGCACGCATGGCTTTACCAGTTACGCCACCTTTAGCCATTTTTTTAACAAGCTTTTTTTCTTCTTGCTTTATCATTTTCTTGAAAAGTTTCTTGTCTTCTGCTTCGTCTTCGTGTTTTTTAGCCATGATTTACTCCTACGTTATTGTTACCGAATTTACAGTGCCTTTGGCTACCAAGTAATTTGGAGTTAGTGCTCTATCAAAACTACTAGCCCCACCTACCGGCATCCATCCCCATTGAAATACCCTGCTACCAGTATCAGGATACCCAACTTCATTTGGTGTGTTAAGCACCCCATTTTGGGTTTGTAAACCATTGTTACCAGAACCGTAGTAGCTGATATCAGGTCTTGGCTCACGAACCGCTTGTGGATCATTAACTGGATACAATCCTAATTGTAGCTGGGGATGATCTGGATCCCAACATTCAGGACATACTTTGATGCTAACTTGTTTAGTCTTAATCGTCAACTTACGAAGTTCGACAAGCTTGTACCGCTGACCACATCTGTCGCATTCAGCAATTGCATACTTACCAGAAGAATACTTACTAGGCATTCTTTACCTCGAATAGAAAATGTTCCTTGGAACCCAACGGATTGGCGCAGTCTCACGGTCTTCCTGGGCAGCCAAGTTGAACTGGTCCTCATAATCCTGTTTCAAGAACAAAACCCTTGCTGGATCCACTTCCGGCCTTTTAACGCTAATAAAATAAGAGAGTCCAGCCACAAAGCAGTTGATAAATCTAAATGGGATATCGGCAATATTTACCCCGTTACCTGCATCTTGAATGCGCCTC